CAGGGGTTCCAGGAACAGGGCGCCGCAGTGCAATGCGTCGTCTTGTTCTTGGCAATTCACCGCATACACCATGTGGGCGGCGTCCATCAGAAGGTCGTGTTGCATCGGATTGCGTAAAAAAAAAAAAGCCCTGCAAAAGCAGGGCTAAAGGATTGGCTCCTCCTCAGTCTGACGGTTAAGCGGTCTTGAAGAGGCTTGTGAAACCTTCAAGTGAGAAGAGCACACCAGATGCAGAAGGGTTACCGCTGCCATCGAGGGCCTGCTTGATGGCTCCGTCTGCCACACGGAGGCGGTAGATGGTGTCAGCAGCCAGGTCGGCAGTGGGGTTGATAGTGACCACGTTGCCCCCGACACCGCCCAAGGTGACAGTGGCAGGTGCAAGGACGCCGGTGTCTGCAACCTCGAGGCGGAAGCCACCTCCATCGGTTTGGCCCAGGTTGAGCTGCGCGAGAGCAGTCGCACCGTCGCTGGTGTAAGTGACAGTGAGGTCGTCAGTCACAGCGATCGAGTCCGCGTTAGCTGCGGGAACCACGGCGTAGCGGCGATCACCGGAGCCGGCTGCAGTGAACAGCAAGCTGGACTGCACCCCACCAAAGGCGAGCTGCGTGGAGCCGGCGTCATAACGGCCAAATACTGGACGTCCTCGGGACATTAGGTCAAAGGTCACCTCAGTGAGACCTTCGGCTGTGAGGTTTTCGTTGTAATTCATCACCACGGCGTTGAAGCCGGTGAAGTCATACATGTAGTTGCCGGACTCACCGTAAGCCTGGCCGAGCTCCTTCAGAAACTCGACGTAGATCTCGAAATCCTTGTTGTAGCGGGCTTTTTCGATGAGGCTGAAACCTTCTTCGTAAGCACCGCGGAACTGGGGACAGTTCTGGCCGGCAGGGGTTTCTGTGTTCTTCAGGAAGTAGGCAGTCACAGATGCCTGCACCGTGGAACTGGTGATCAGCGAATCACCCCAGCCATCGTCACCCAGGAGACGGAACTCCTGGTTGTTGTCGTTGATGGCGAAGCTGGTGTTGCTCACACCTTGCATCTCGACGTATCTCGAGCCTGCGTCAAGGGAGGGCAGGGTAATCAGGCCGGCGGTGTCGCGCGTAGCGAAATAACGGCAGGGTGGGGTCAGGTCCACGGCGCGGACAAGGGTCCGGTGAGCCTTGTGGAAAGACAGCCCGATGGCATAATCAGCCATGGTTTGTACTCCTTAGGGGATCGGGGGGTTGAGAACGGGTCCAAGAATGGACACCGTCAAGGCCTCATAGGTGGCCTCAGTCCGGGGCGTGGGGGTAGCACGGTCCCGGGGGAAAACGCGAGCCAAACGTCTGCTGATGTCCAGCAGGGTGGTTGTCATACGTGTTCCCTTTTGCGTGCCATAGTTGGTAAAACGAATCGGCCAGCGCTCGAAGGACACAACGGCTCCGACAGAGCCGGGTGAAGTGATCTCAGGCATGTCCGAAATCGTGCACTCGATACCGGTGACTACCCAGTCAGAAGGCACCATGTAGGCCCCAACGACGTAAACCGCTGGGATACGGGTGCCGTTAGGCAGTGAGTAGTACCCCGGCCAGTCAGCCTCAGGACGCAAAGTGGTTCCGTCGCTCTCGTAAAGGTTCAGGATGTAGCGCTCGATTGTCGTGCGTACATCTCGGACCTGAGGGCATGCGGTGCTGACAGTCATTGCTGCTGCCTCCTTAATGCCTCTTGTACGAAACGCTGAAACTGTGCGGGGGCTTCCTCCAGAGGAACTTTCGTCCAAGGGCGCCCGGGGAACCGGAGCCCAGAAGTAGAGACTCCGCCCTCGTGGACTTGCGCGGCATACTCCACAGGCCAGGTGAACGTAATCGAGCCATCTGGATTGATGACGCGCGTCTGGCTGGCGCGGAGGCGGCCGGTGTCAACGATGTCCCGCACTTGTGGCGGGGTGGGGTAGTCCCACTTGGCGGCGGAAATCTCATCCGTGAAGCGGGTATCGAGCCAGCTAGCGAGCTGCTGCGTTGCCTGGGCAGCGGCAGCGCGAAGCTGGTTGTTGAGCGGACGCTTAGCCATTGTTCGGACCTCCGATTACACGAAATGTGCCTTGAATGGATTGCCGAATGTCCTGATAAGCAGCGTTATCCATATTGAGCTCAAAAACGAGCTCAAAACGGCCGTGATAGCCGTTAATGACGGCTTCAGCTTGACTGCCATTGGTAATCCGCGTGTCTAAACGCGCAGGACTTAATAACCGACCACTGCAGTTGTAACTAGAGTTGTCAGCACCTGACTGCCCATTCCAAGAAGGAGCTTCAAGGTTTAGAGATGCCAGGTATTCGACAGTCTCAGACGTTTGAATCGTGTTTCCCGTAGCTGGATCCACGCTGATCTGAGTCCCACCGACCTCGAAAGCCAGCTGAGCATTCCCCCAAGGGGCGTAGTTGGCGATAGTGGTGGCGGAAATAGCCATGGCTACAGCGCGAAGCCAGCTAAAGGCAATGTGTCTTTCAGCCGTTCATACTCCTGTCCATAAAGACTGGCGTTGAAACCGGTGCCTAAAGGTTGCCCTGATTGACTGCCGACCTGAAGGCCGACTTGCATCACTCGGGTGGAGAGACTATGGGCCGCCAGATAGCTGACAGCCTCGGTGTGGACTTCACCCCATTGCGTTTCTGGGGTGGCACGCCCCGCCTCTGCGAGCGCTCCCTCGACAATGGCGAGAGTGAGCTCCCCGAACTCGGGGAACCGAGTCAGAAAATCGCTTGAGGTGGGGACAGCCATCAGCCCTTACCTTCCGAAATGGCCGCAACGCGCTTGTTAATCGCGTTGAGGACGCGGATGCGTTGCTCACCTCCCTCCCAGCGGCGGAGCTGGGTAACGTCGAAGCTGTCCTCCACAAGACTCATGGCCTGAGTTACAGGCATGTCGGCAAGGGAGTCAGTTTCAGCTGGGGAAGCTGCAGCTACCACAGCTGTTTCCTCGTCCTCGATGCGGAGTGCACCGAGTTTGAGCAGGGACTTGACGTAATCGTAGTTCTTGATTTTCTCCCAAATGGCTTCGGGGAAATCACGATTGACTCCAGACGTGACCTTGATGTTTGATGGCTGCCCCCTTTCTTCAATGAAAGAGAAGCCAATCGTGCACTCTTTGTCCATCGGAGGACTTTCGAGTTCAGGTCGATAAACGAGAATCATTACTACAGAGGTGAAAGAGCCAAAAAGCAAGCATCAGCTTACTGACCTTTATCAGGCCTTTTCGAGCACAAGCGTGCTCTTAGGGTAGTAGAGGGACATGCCACCGATGCGGGCGTGGGCTGCCACGGTGAACTCAAGCTCCTGCCGCGCAGGGGGGAAGAACTCGAGAGGCTGCGGAATGTGCAGCTGCAGCTTGTCAGGGCTGCGGTCGTAACAGATAATCCTGTCTTTCGACAGGAAACCACCGGACTTGGAAGCCTCGAGCTCGTTGATGGGCTCAATAGCGGTGATCATCGGGTTTGTACGCAGGAAGAACTCCATCACCGTGGTGTCGGAGGTGGTGCTGCGTGGGGTTGTAGAGATGACGCGATACACGTCGTAGGGCACCAACATCGTGTTGGGCATCTCCTTCATGTTGCTGTTCTGCACAAGACGAGTAGGAGTCTCGTTGAGCAGCTGCAGCATCTCATCGGTGGTGATGTCAGCAGTGTCGAACCAATGGTCCGGCACAAGCTTGTCCACCTGATCGTTGTTGAAGAAGCCCTTCATGCCTGAAGGAGCCTCGCCGAAATAGGCGATCTCTTGAACTTTCTCCTCGTAGGCACGCCGCACAGCGTTGGCGCGGCGTTGCTCGAGGTTCATGCCCGGCACCATGGCGGCGGCGCGGGTTTCCTGCACGGTGTAGGCGAAAGAGCCACCGAGGGAGCGGATCGGGTGCGTGACCTCCTTACGGAGCACGTCTGCCCGAGGCAGATCCTTGGCTTTGTCGCCAATCACCTTCATCGAGCCTTGCTTGTCGAAGACGCGATAGGTGTAGGAATCAGCGCCATTGCCCACCTCGGATGAGACGGGGATGATCGCGCTGTATTTGATGTCGGCGTACTCAACCTCGAAGGTGCGAGCCAGGATGGTTTCCAGTTCGCGGGCGAGAAAGAGACCGACCTCGTCATTACGGATTTCTGAAGTCATTGGAGGGGCTCCGTGATCAAGTGTCGGCGGTGAAAGTTACCCCGGGGATGTCAATCTCCAGGAGTACCAGACCTGCGCCACTGGTTTCAGACAGCCAACGAGCTCCGCCGGCGAGAGCGAAGGTCTTGTTAGCCACAGCAGTGGTGGCAAAACGGCCCACATAAGCGCCTGATACGGTG